CAGTCAATTCGATGAAAACAGCCCGTAATAGATTAGTTCAAGCAGGTCTGATAGAATTTAAATCGGGAGGAAATGGACAGCGGGATAAAACGAGGTATATCGTTAGGTGTCAAAATTTGATACCTAAACTACAACCTAAACATGAACCTAACCTTATACCTAATCATGAACCTAAACCGCAACCATATATTAATAAGACTAAGATAAAGACTAAGAATATTAATATACCCCCCACACCCCCCAAGGGGGTTGACAAAGCAAAAGAAAAAGAGCTTTTGGAAAAGGAGGAGGCTTTGCGTGTTTTGGAAGAAGAGTTGAAGAAACGGGAGGCGGAACTGGGTGCACAATCGGACAATCCACCATCCAAACCGAAAAAGCGTCCTAATCCGTTGAACTCAGAAGCAAGGAAACTTTTCGAGGAACGCTATCAGGTTCTTTTCTCATCCAGCTATTACTGGAGTGCGAAAGATGCAGGAAATATGTCTTCTTTGCTCAAGAAGTTGAAATTTCAACGGGAGAAGAAGAATTTGCCTATTGACGACCAAGGCGTGTTGAATGCTTTGAAGTACTTATTGGATTCAATCACTGATGGATGGATATTGGAAAACTTCAGTGTGACGAATATTAATTCGAAGTTTAATGAAATTGTCTCACAGATAATGGCAAAGAAACAAGAACATGGAAATACTAAACATACAGACGGAGCGAAAGCCCGTGAACAACAAACCGATAGAGAAATCATGGAATATGCCCGTAGTGCCTTCAGAAAAGACGTATTCGGTGATTCGTAGATACGGGGATGGGGAAAGCTTTGCGAAGACATTCAACCCGTCTTTACAGACGATATGTGCCCAAAACATAGAACGGTCCTTTTTGGGCGATGCTCCATCACTGGCATTGCTGTCGCAAACTTATCCAAATGAGCAGGTAAACACTTGGATTATTGCCCATTTGATGGATTTATACAAATTCGCAGGGGTTAAGGAGAAGCCTTCGTTTCAGCAAGTCTTGGAACTAGCTGTGATGATACGGGTTGAATATTATTATTTCAAAGCTTCTGAACTGCTGTTGTTTTTCTTTAAGTTCAAGTCTGGGGAATATGGTACGTTCTATGGTGTGGTCGATCCGATGGTGATTATGGCAGCCTTGATCGAATTCAAGGCATACCGCCGGCAGCAACTGGAAATCTACGACCGTGAGATACAACGCAAGAAACGGGAGGAGCAATGGGCGGAATGGGAGAGGAAAGCTGTACCCTGTCCGGTGCATTTAAAACTGGTGAAAGCGTTTGTAGAGGAAGTACAAAATGCAGAATGAATATAATAAATCATTGAAAGTTACATTAAGTTCAACCGGGGTCATCATGACCTCGGTTGCCGCAGACGGGAAAGAACGGGGTTGTCTAAAAAGTCACTCATTCGTTCTTGAGAATTGAATATTTGAAATCAATCTCAGATAGGTATTCGAATAAAAGAGAGTCAAAAATACTTTTTAGACAGCCCCTTTGATATGTCTTTGGGTGGTTATTTTCAATTCTATTCGTTTGAGCAATGTAAGGCCAACGGGAAACAATTGATTCTTAATTTTGATGATTGAATTTAAAATTCGATAGGGGTGCTATTTTACTATTAATAGGATGTTAATTAGGAGAATATATACTTTGTCGATTTTTATAGCTGATATGAGAAACTCTGCTGTGCTCTACGACTTTATAAAAAAGACTAACATATTACAAAACATCAAGCTTTTGGTTGTGTTTTAACAAATGCTGATTTATTATAAAAATTTTCGGAATCAGTAGGGTCAATGGAATCGGTATCAAGTAGATTTTGATAATATCGCTTTTCGTCATCAATGGCTAACATATCTAATCTAATCCCACGTAACAAAGCATATTTTTCCATTAAGAACTTGAATCTGATACCATTATCTGAAAGTCCATTGTAAAATAACCACACAAATTCATATCTGGAGAAAGTAGCTCGTATCATACTCGTATACTGATATCTCTCATTAAAATCATCAGGAAGAAGTTTGGTCTCATCTATGAATTTGACCATACGGTATAGATGTCTGAAATAGTGGTCTAAATAACGAGGAGCAGGATGCTCTTCATATTTTTGATAATCGAAAGATTGGATTTCATTTGTAACGGAGTCTGCAACTAGTCTTTTGGACGAACTATTATTCCCCCTTAACACATGCTTTAAACTTTTTGACGGTCTGTTACCTCCAATTTCATATAAAGCCATAAAAACTTCTCTTCCACTGTGTGTTACATAATTATCTGTATCTGCATCTAATAGATATTCATAGACCAAAGAATTTACTATTTCTTGTTGTAAACTCATCATCTGAAAAAACGTATTTTCAAAACGCTGACGACGTAAAGTCTCGTTTTGCAGCTCTGATTCTTTTCTTTGCCCAGCGATTTCTTTTCGAGTATCTTTTAACTCTTGTCGTTGTAGTTCTAATTCATTCTTTTGCAAAAATATAGCATAAATAACACCGGCGAAGGCTAAAGCTGAAAATAATCCATTAGTTGCACCTGCACTATCACCAAACTCATTTGGCTTTTTAGAAAGAATTAGTGTCCCTGTTAAAAAGAAAACAAAAAGAATTGTACAGATTGCTATTAAAATGACAAGTCCTTTATAATCACGACAAAATTTTAGAAAAGGTAATATTTTTCTTATTATTGATTGTTTCATGATAATCAAATTTAACTTTCTCAAAATTATTCCCTTTTTCTATACTTACCAACAAAATTCCAAAAAACTTTCTTATATTTGCACCGTCCTAATTTATCAGCAAAGGCGGGTGACCGCCGAACATATTTTTGTGTCGGCATTTTTTATGCCCATACATGAACGCATTATAAAGTATAACGGTTTCGTACCCCCATGATACGGCTTAATGGCCGTAACTGCCTTTGCTGGTGTAGGACAATGGGACAGGCGAAACCGTTTTTTTTGTCTATCCTCTATAACAAACAATGTTAGTTATGTCCAAACAGCAAAACATTTGTTTGTCGGGGAATAATAGTACCCAACAATCAACGGCCCAACCCTCCGAAATGGGTAAGTACTCCACTCCTGAACTGCAAGCCGCATTCGATGCCGGCCGTGCTCTCGGAAGAACCGAAGGTATGCTCTCCTACCAACGCCACATCATGAATCAGCTCTTTGCTGAGAACCAAAAACTCAATCGGAAACTTCAGGAACAGAAAGGAGGCCGGTCATGAGAGAACAATATGTAAGAATACTGGTTCCCAATTACAATCCAGATCCTCTTAGTGAGAAGCAATTCTTCCAAATGCAGAGCTTTGCCAAAGACGTGCAAACCTATTTACCTTATCAAAGTACTACTTTGCTTGATTTCATGTCTATCGCCTACAACTATTGTTTGAAGACACAAAGAAATTCGTTGGATAATATGACCTGTTATCGTGACGACCTTAAACACAAGGTTATGTTATTTCTGACGAAGTATTATCCAAGCGGATTCAAGAAAAACAAGAAAGGTTTGTCGGATACCTGCAACAAAGAACTTTTGAAATATCGCAAACCTCGCTTCAAACGTGATTTCCTTGGTGAGTATGAACCAATAGAACGCATTTGGTTTATCCTCGCGTTACGTGCCTGCCACAGCTTTTTATTGTCCGGACATCTAATGGGCGACATAGATCAATTTGCCTACAAGCTTGAGAAAATAGCTTTAATGATGAAGGGAGAAATATAAGGGGAAAATATTTTCCGACTTATATATTATTTCAGAACGTTCTAATCCGGAGCTCGTGGCTGTTCTCCAGAGGAAGATATTAATAAAGGGCATTGATTGGGATTACAAACAGCCACAATAGGTAATTCCGGTCTTTGCTCTTTTACTTTTTCAGCAAAGAGTTAATGAATAAGGTGCAACAATCAACCGAACAACGCGATCGCACGAAACTTTTCTGATCCCTACGAGGCATTTTATTTCTATCTGAATGAGATGTCGATGCAGGATATACGACGATTAAAGAAAGGTTTGTTTGGCTTCAATGCCAAACAAATTATTGAAAAAGAAATATTTCAAACTAAATAGAAGTAAATATGAAAAGTTATCAATATGAAGAAATTGTCTTTTGGCTATCATTCATAGCCTACCTGATTAGCCACATAGCTAGTTTTGATATTTGGGTACAAAATCTATTGCTTATCAATGCTCTTATAAATATGTGCTGTGCTATTTATTATGCTTATAAGCATAGAAAAGACGATGACTAAAAAATATGAATATAGATACTGAATTTAACGTAGGAGATAGCGTATGCTATCTGAGTGGGGATGACATTATCCATACAACTATAAGCAAAATAATCATCGAAATATCCTATACTGATGATAGTTTTCTTATGGTTTATAAGCTGTCAGATGGACTTAGTGTACCCAGAAATAATTATCCCAAATGGGATAAAAGACTTTTTAAAGACAAAGAGAGTTTGATAAAATATTTATCTGATTCATAACAAATAAACAGACAATGTTACAGGACAAAATAAACTACTCCATTGCACTGCTGCGTAAGTGCGAGAAGATGGCGCTTGATTATGATCCGGAGAATGGCTTTTATTTGGCCTTTTCCGGTGGAAAAGATAGTCAAGCACTTTATCACATCGCAAAGATGGCTGGTGTAAAGTTTAAGGCTCACATGAATCTTACATCTGTTGACCCTCCGGAAGTCATTCGGTTTGTGAAACAGAACTATCCGGATGTAGAGCTGATAAAGCCAACGATGTCGGTTTATGATATGGCTCTAAAGAAGCACTTTATTCCAACAAGGACGTTTCGCTGGTGTTGCGCTGAATTTAAAGAAATGTCCGGTGCAGGGAAAGTTACCTTGATCGGCATTCGTAAAACTGAAAGTGTGCAGCGTTCCAAACGTGAAGAAATTGAGATTAGCGGCCGTAAATTCAGCGGGAACTTCGACCAATTTTCTGAGCATAAAGAAAAGATGGTTACTTGTGTTAAAGGTAAGGACAAGATTCTTGTTTCTCCGATTATCCATTGGACAGACAGAGATGTGTGGGGCTTTCTGAATGGAAATGGAATAGAACACTGTTCTTTGTACGATGAAGGATATAAGCGAATAGGTTGTATTCTTTGCCCGATGGCAAACCGAAAACAAAAGCTGAAAGATATAAAGCGGTTTCCTCATGTTCGTAGGAAATGGGTACAAACAATTCAAAAACTCATTGATGCCGGATATATCAATCACAATTTTACCGATGCGGAATTTGGCTTCAATTGGTGGATAAGCGACAAGAGTTTCGATCAGTTTTATGCAGACGAAGTTCTACAACAGAAAATTCAATTTTAAAAAATAACGAATCATAGAAACAATTGGTCAAGCGAGGCTTTTGGCTTCAAATAAAGTAGTTGATCGTATTAAGGAAGATTTGATAAAAACTTGGCCCCGATCAGCTTTGCTGGGATGCGCTGCCAATGGCTTTAACGAAGGTGTTACCTATGAGCGTCGAAAAGCTATTGAGGCGCACTGGAAAAGTTGTCCAAACCTCTCAAAAGACAATGACCAGATGTGTAAACACAAGTCTGATTTCGACCGTAATTGCCCGTATATTAAGGGCTTTATAAATAAACTCTTATAAAAAAATAACACACAAACTTATTATAGTGGCTAAAACGATTAATAGTATTCCGAAGATGAACCAGCGTTTAATTTTTTTATTATGCGGCCAAACATTCTTTTCATAATGTTCAAAGTTACGCTTCTGTTCAACAGAAATACTGTTTTCTTTTGAAAGTTCAGAACATGCATGGTATAGAAGGTAGTCTCGAACTACAGCAGGATCTTCTTTATATTTTTTCATTGGTATGAAAATGGATAATAAAGTACCTATTAAACCTAAAATAATCCCTAAAATGATAAGTAGTGTTTTCATATGATTTTTTTTACAAAGAAACAAATAAAAATAATATGGCAAAAATATATGTAGCAAGTAGTTGGAGAAACTCATTTCAACAGGACGTTGTGAAGTTTCTCCGGGATGTAGGACATGAGGTTTATGACTTCAAAAATCCTCCTCATGGGCGTGGTGGCTTTTCGTGGTCTGACATAGATAAGAACTGGGAAAAATGGGATATCCAAATGTATAAACACGCATTAAAGCATCATATTGCCATTGAAGGGTTTGAATCAGACTTTAATGGTATGAAATGGGCCGACGTATGTGTAATGGTTCTCCCTTGTGGTCGATCTGCTAATACAGAGGCAGGATGGATGAAAGGTGCAGGAAAGAGGGTATATGTTTATCAACCAGTTCCGCAAGAACCGGAACTAATGTATAAGATATACGATTTTATCAGTGATAGTTTGTTCCGAATCAACGACGAAATAAAAATCAGTTGTTCGGAAAAACCGAATGACCAGTCGGAATAGCTCAAATCACGAAAGAAGTGAGTTAAGAAAGTCCTTGGTAATCCTGAGGGCTTTCTTTCTGTTCTTTATATCTTATATGAAACTAAGATATGAAAACGCAAAAATGTATAGCCTGTGGCCGGGAAACAGTTTCTGTGATCAAAACAGAAGAAGGACATATCTGCTATAACTGTTACTCTGATAAAAAGAACCCTCCAAAACAAAAGCAACACCATGATAACGAAGAAGCTCGGATTCAGTCGGAGTTTTTCAATAAGGTTCCTTTATTCTTTCCTAATTTGCCGGATCGACTTCTTTTTGCAGTCCCGAACGGTGGCAGCCGGCATAAAATAGAAGCGGCTAATATGAAGCGCCAAGGCGTTAAACGTGGAGTGGCCGATGTAATCCTTCAGATACCGAAAAAGGGATATGCTTCTCTTTGTCTAGAGTTCAAGACATCTACAGGTAAACAGTCTGCAGAGCAAAAGGAATACCAACGCCAGGTTGAGATGGCGGGTAGTAAGTATGTGATTGTTCGGAGCGTGGAACAGGCTATCCGGGAACTGCAACTGTATTTAGGTTAATAGATTTCTCTGTTATATTTTAGAATAAAAGTTATGGCTGAATTGAAGTATGACCCTCGGAATTATCGTATCCACACGGATAAGAATAAAAGACTTATTAAAAAGAGCCTGGAGGACTGTGGAACCGGTCGTTCTATTCTTCTGGATAAGAACGATGTTATTATTGCCGGGAATGGCGTTTATGAGCAGGCTTTAGAACTGGGGTTGAAAGTCCGAATTGTAGAGTCTGATGGAAATGAATTGATAGCGATCAGAAGAACGGATTTGTCTACAGAGGATGAAAAAAGAAAGCTTTTGGCTCTGGCTGATAACCATACATCAGATACTTCTATGTTCGATTTTGCAACTGTAGTTGAAGATTTTGGTATTGACGAGCTTGGTGATTGGGAGTTGGAGCTTCCATTTGATGATATACCGACAGATGTAGACCGCTTCTTTGAGGGAGCAGATAAGGTTGAGAATAAAAGAAAGACGATGGTTTGCCCTCATTGTGGAAAGGAAATAGAGCTATGATCCTATATTTAGCCAGTTATAAAACATGTGCCAAGCGGTGGAATTTAGATACAAAAGATATTTATCTTTTAAGTTCTTTCTGGGAGCATAAGTCAGGAAATTGCGATAGTTTCGTCTACCAGGATAGACATATTTTGGATAGTGAGGCTTTTTCCGCGTTCTCCGGGAAGAACAATAATTTCGATTGGGATGGATATGTAAGGAAATACGCGGATTTTGTCTACAAAAACAATATAAGGCTATTTTTTGAGCTTGATATAGATATTGTTGTTGGGATTGATAAGGTTGAGTATTACCGAGAATACCTCAAGGATAGGACTGGCAGGAACCCTATCCCGGTTTGGCATTCCAATAGGGGAAAGGATTATTTTGTCAAGATGTGCGAGGATTATCCTTATGTAGCTATTGGTACGACATTGGCCACCGATGAGGGCAGAAAGATAAGAAAGAACCCGATGATCCTTAAATGGTTCATAGACCAGGCGCACACGGCCGGTTCCCGTATCCATGGGCTTGGGTTCACGAATACGACATACCTTAAGTATTTAAGGTTTGACAGTGTAGATAGCACGACTTGGTTATCTGGTGCAAGATTCGGGCAGATTTACTCATTCGATGGTGAAAAGATGATATATCAAGATCCGCCGAAAGGTATGAGGGTAAAAGATCACGATCTGGCTAATAGGCGTAATTTTAGTGAGTGGGTGAAGTATCAGAGATACGTCGAAAGGTATTTATAATAGATAATTTAATAAGATAATATGAAAGATAGTTTGATAATTTTATCGGGAGGTATGGATTCTGTTACCCTTCTGTATGAGAAAATAGAGAGAATATCACTGGCTATCACGTTCGACTACGGAAGCAGCCATAACAAAATGGAAATCGGGTTTGCATCGTATCATTGTGAGAGGTTAAGGGTTGAGCATATCGTGATACCGTTGAGGTTTATACACAACTATTTCAAAAGCGCACTATTGGAAGGGGCAGAGGCTATTCCTGATGGGCGGTACGAGATCGAGAATATGGTATCGACCGTTGTGCCTTTCCGTAACGGAATCATGTTATCCATAGCGTGCGGTATTGCTGAGAGCCGAGGATTGGGAAAAGTCTTTATAGCGAATCATTCAGGCGATCATTCGTTATATCCGGATTGTACGGACGCTTTTATAACAGCTATGTCAACTGCTATGCGTAATGGAACGTATGGTGGGATCACGATTGATGCCCCGTACACTAATATAACGAAGTCGGATATAGCTACTCATGGAAAGAAATTAGATATTGATTACTCAAAGACGTATTCTTGCTATAAGGGAGGAAAGAAACATTGCGGAAAATGTGCCACATGCTTAGAACGCAAGGAGGCGTTATGGGAAGCTGGAATAATTGATACCACCATATATGAGGACGATTAATTTAAAATATACTAAGATAAATGGTTATGTATTACGTATCAAAAAAAATGGAAATTGCAGGTTGTCACAGGTTAACCCTCTCCTACAAAAGTAAATGTGAGAATTTACACGGTCATAATTGGATTGTTACCGTATTTTGTAAGGCAAAGGAAGTCAATGCGGACGGGATGGTGGTGGATTTCAAGCACATCAAAGAAAAGATTCATTCCTGGCTTGACCATGGCAATTTCAATGAACTATTACCATTCAATCCAACTGCAGAAAATATCGCTAAATGGATTACAGAACAGATTCCAGAGTGTTACAAAACAAAAGTGCAGGAAAGCGAAGGTAATATTGCTGTTTATGTAAAAGATAAAGAAGAGGAGGAAGAATTATGAAAGTAAATGAGATTTTCTACTCCATTCAAGGAGAGGGACGGTTTACAGGAACTCCATCCGTGTTTATTCGTTTTGCTGGATGTAATTTGGCTTGCGATTTTTGCGATACAGATCATAAATCATACAAAGAGCTTACCGAAGATGAGATAATGCAGGAAATAGAAAAATATCCGGCAAAACATATCGTAATCACAGGTGGAGAACCAACAATGCAACTCTCAGCTTCACTTATTTATAAAATGCACGAAGCGAAAAAGTATGTACAGATTGAAACCAACGGAACGTTGTTGCTCAGAGATGGTTTGGAATCTATGATAGACTGGATCACATGCAGCCCCAAATATAAGGAAGTCAGAATCCAGCGTATAGATGAGCTGAAAGTGGTATATCGAGGACAAGATATGAGTCAATATGACAATTTGTCAACCACTTATGAAGATAGCTATTATTTGCAACCGTGCGATGTCAAAGACAAAGCCAAGAACGCAGAAATTTTGAATGAAACAATCAATTTTATCAAAACAAACTCAAAATGGAAGTTAAGCTTACAAACACACAAGATATTGAATGTGCGATAAGAACGATCCTTTCTTTTATCGGTGAGGACCCTTGTAGAGAAGGATTAAAAGGAACACCGGATCGTATCATAAGAATGTGGAAAGAGATCTTTCGTGGATATGATCTGGCACTGGTGCCTAAAATAACGGTTTTTCCTAATGGAGTGGATGGTCTTTCTTGTAATAGTGTTATCGCAGATTCAGGTGGATTCTATTCAATGTGCGAACATCATATGATGCCTTTCTTTGGGAAGTATTGGTTTGCTTATATTCCTAATCCTAAAGGTAAGATATTGGGCATATCGAAAGTTGGTCGTGTTGTTGATTATTGTGCGGCACGATTACAGGTACAAGAGCGATTGGCGAAAGATATCATTGTGATGATCCAAGAAGCGTTAGGTTCGGAATGTCCACCTTTGGCAATGGGTATAGTGCTAGAAGGAGAACACTTGTGTAAGTCAATGCGTGGTGTAAAGAAAGAAGGTAAAATGTGCTCTTCTTTCTATTTAGATAATGGAAGTTTACCTGAGTTGAAGGCGGAATTGTCCCGATTCGTTAGTTTTGGTTAGGTATGTCAGAGAAGAATGAAGTAAAAAAGAAAAGTAGGGGGCGTAAGTCTGAATATAGAGAAGAATATGCAGAGCAGGCTCTAAAACTTTGTCTGTTAGGTGCAACAGATAAGGAGATTGCTGAATTCTTCTCTGTTTCGGAACAAACGTTGAATAGTTGGAAGAAGAAGTTCCCTCAATTTCTTGAGTCCTTAAAAAAGGGAAAAGCTGTAGCAGATGCAAATGTAGCATCGAGACTTTATAGCCGTGCGATTGGTTACGATGCCAGAGCGACGAAGTTCGCTACCAACGAGGGTAAGATTACGGATAAGGTGGAGTATATCGAACATTACCCTCCGGATACAACTGCCGCCATTTTCTGGCTGAAGAACCGGCAACCTGGCAAGTGGCGTGATAAGAAAGAAGTGGAGAACCAGGTCAAACTGGGTGATGAATTGGAATCGATGTCAGATGAAGAACTAGCAGCAATTATCCGTGGTGAAAAGGAGTAAGAGAGAAATATTGATCAGGCAGGCGAAGGCTGCGACCATATTGCGCAAACGGGAGGCTCGGAATGATTTCTGGGCCTATTGTTTATATCATGATCCTAAGTTCTTCGCTAAGCGTTTGTTTTTGAAGAAGGTGGCGGACGCATTTACGCGGGTGTACGAATCGTATTTGTCGGGTGTGATTCGTCGGCTGGCCGTCTCCATGCCGCCACGTGCCGGGAAGTCCTATATATCATCCTTGTTCATTTCGTGGATGCTTGGCCATTTCCCGGAAGAGTCGGTCATGCGCAATTGTTGTTCCGATACATTGTATAATAAATTATCTTATGATACACGCGACATTGTCCGCTCTTCCCGGTTCAAAGAGATATTCCCGGATGTGCAATTGCGAGGGGATAAACAGAATGTGCACGGCTGGAGCTTGGAAGTTGCCCGACAGGTGAGTTACTTCGGGGCCGGTGTAGGCGGTACGGTAATCGGTTTCGGTGCGTCTATGTTGGCCATGACCGACGACTTGTATAAGAGTTTGGAAGATGCACTATCTGACACCAATAACGAAAAGGTCTGGTCTTGGAAGCAGGGAACACATGATTCCCGTATCGAGGGGAACTGTTGTTCGATCGACATCGGTACCCGTTGGTCGGCTACGGATGTTCTTGGTCGTATGGAGGAAATGGGGAAGTATGACGAGATTATCCGTATTGCCGCATTGGATGAGAACGATTGTTCTTTCTGTGAGGATGTGCATACAACGGAGTATTATCACGAATTGCGGGAGGAAACGGACGATTCCATCTGGTGTGCCGAGTATATGCAGGAACCGATCGAGGCTATTGGGTTGTTGTTCCCAAAATCAGAATTGAACCGCTTCAATCTGGCAGATATCGAAGGTAAACAGCCGGATGGCGTGATCGGTGCTACCGATGTGGCCGACGAAGGAGACGACGATTTCTGTGCACCGATTGCCAAAGTATTCGGTACAAAGTATTTCATTACCGATGTCCTGTTTACGAAAGACAATGTCGAGATTACCGAACCGAAGTTGGTTTCCTTGATTCTTGACACCCGCTGCGACAATATGCGTATCGAAAGCAATAACGGCGGCCGTCTGTTTGCTCTGAATGTCCGTAAGGCTGTAAAGGCAAAGAATGAAAAATGTATCATTCAGGCGAAACCGACAACAGCCAATAAGGATACACGTATCTTGTTGAAGTCTGGTTGGATTAAGAAGCATTGTTATTTCCTGGAAGAATGTGAGTATAAGAAAGGTTCGGACTATGACCGATTTATGAAAGCGCTTACCAGCTATAAGAAAAAAGGTGGCAACAAGCATGATGATGCACCTGACGGTATGACGATCCTTGCCGAGAATGTAGAGTTCATCGGGTTATGTAAGGCTAACTCTGTACGTCAGGTCGCAAGAGGACGATAAGTGGCAAAATGAAAGTGTTTTTCCGATATTTGTAACACGTATTAGATAAAATCCCGATATTTTTCTATCACATACTTGCGTTTTGATATCTGTTCTCGGTTTTTACATTTCAAAGTGAACTTGTTTAGACTGGCCGTATTGACAGCGAAAAAACATTTGCTTTTATATTTTAGCATAAAACGATTATGCCAAGTATAAACGACATTCTTGCAAATGAAGATTTCGGGCAGGTAGTCAGTACGTTATGTGTCGATACGATTGAATACCGGGAACCAAGAGAATATTACAGAGAATACCACGGTGAGCGCCGGCGACGTAAAACCTCTGTCGGTTGGCGTGAACCGAAACGGTTGGCTGTCTATTCGGAAACCTTGAAAGATAAGAATGGTGAGCCGTTACGACTGGAAGATAAGATCGTAGATGTAGCACGTATCGTTACCAACTTCCCGAAAAAGGAGGTGCGTACCTCTGTCGCTTTCTTGTTTGGCGGGCAAATGACGATTACGGGAACTGATCAGAACGATGGTTTTCAAGAATTCAAACGTGTATGGGAACGCCGATTAAAAATGCAATCCGTCTTGAAGTCGTTCGCTCGTAAGGTGCTTTCTGAAAGTAAGGCTGCTCTTGTGTTCTATCCGTATACTTCCAAAGGATTAGACGGCAACTTGATTACGGAGTTGAAGGTGAAAACGCTTTCCGTTCCCCGTAATGAAAATACTTTCTCTGAATTTTATCCCCACTTCGATGATAACGACGATATGGATGCCTTTATTCATCGTTACCAAGTGAACTCTAATGGTATGATCCGGAACAGTTGTACAATCTGGACGGCAGATAAGATTATTACGGCTATCGATGAAATGGGTGGCTGGGTAATAAAAGAGATTCCCAATCTATTCGGAAAGATTCCGGTCGTGTATGCAGATGTTTTCCAACCGGAATGGGACGAGGTTGCCGGTATCATGGATGCGCGGGAAATGCGTTTGTCCCGTATGGCCGACACTAACGACTACTTTGCGGAACCAATCTTGAAAACGTATGGCGATTCCGATTTACCTTCTAAGGAAACAACCGGGAAAGACCTTAATTTCCCCATTAAGGTCGATGAAGTATCAGGCAAGGAATATCATGGCGATGCCGATTATTTGACATGGACTGGCTCCCAGCCATCTGTAGATAAAGAATTGGAAGAAACGAAAAACGAACAATTTGCTGGTACATCTACGCCGGATCTTTCTTTTGATAACTTGAAAGGCATTGGCAACCTGTCCGGTGTCGCTCGTAAATTCATGCTGATGGATGCAACTATCAAGGCGAGTGAGAACATGGAAACGTTCGGTCCGGTGGTTCAGCGTTGCGTGTCGGTCGTGTTGGCTGGGATATGCAATATTACCAACATCAAGTACCGTCCTCAATTGGTGAACAACCTGATCGATGTGGAATTTGGTTCCATTTTGCCGGAAGATTTGGCTGAAACCCTGCAAACTTTATCTATTGCCAATGGAGGCAAATCGATTAACGCTCAGCGCACGGTTACGGCTCATTCTCCGCTAACAGAAGACTTGGACGAAGAAATGAAGCTGATGAAGGAAGAGGAGGATACGGCTGCGCAACGTAATAACATGGTTGGTCTGACAATGGGATATGGAGAATGAAAGAACTATCATTTCATGAGCGACAATTCCTGCAACGTCTGTTCCGGCAACAAGGCAGCATAAAGTATTCGTTTGACGAGTTTGTTCGTAGGGTAGGATCTCTTCTGGCTAAATGGTCGGATCATGGCGGCGACCGTGTATGGATAGGTAATGCTACTATTGAAAAGCAAATAGAACGTCTGTTGGATGATTTACACAAGCAGCTCGTAAGCAATATATCCAATACAGTTACCGATGTATGGAATTTAGGTAATAGGAAAGCGGATGAACTGGTAACGGGCTATATTAAGGATATGGCTATCTCCGCTACGCTAAGGGAAAAATTGTTTTCCCGGAATGCCGATGCGCTGAATACTTTATTGAAACGTAAAGATGAATTTGGTAAAACCATATCCTCCCGTGTCTGGGACATAACGGACGGGGCTATGGATAATCTGGAGTATTACCTTTCTTCCGGATTGTCTTCCGGTCGTCCGTCGGCGTTGATCAGCCAAGATATACGGCAATTGCTAAACGAACCCAACCGTCGTTTCCGACGGGTAAGGGATGCGAATGGGAAGCTGGTTCTATCCCAGCCAATGAAAGACTATCATCCAGGACAGGGTGTTTATCGTTCGTCTTACAAAAACGCCCTACGTTTAGCAGCAACGGAGACCAATAAGGCTTTTCGAACTGCCGATTACGAACGTTGGCAGAAAATAGACTTCGTGACTGGGATAGAGGTAGAGCGTTCGCCGACGAATCACGGTCCATGTCCTGTGTGTGATGCGAAGGCTGGCCAATACTCGAAGGACTTTAAGTTTACGGGCTGGCATCCGTTCTGCATCTGTATAGCTACGCCGGTCATGATGGATCATGAGGAGTTTGCGGAATGGTTGCTGGGAGATGGAAAGGTTGAAAGGGATAGTATTTCAATCCAATATTCAAAAGATAGAACGAAAGAGCTGCAAAATTGGGCAAAGCAGTCTTTATTGAATGGCTCATTCTCTCATAAAGATTTTCCGGTACGAGTTAAAATGACAGGAAAGTCTATCAAAGAGTTCTTGAATCAGCCTCATAAGTTCAAGAAAGAGAAGAACGAATTGATAAAAAATATAGGAGCGATATTTGCCGGTTCGGATTACAAGGGGTATACTGAATACCATAAGGATAATCCTATGATTAAATATTCTCATGTTTTTGAAATTGAGTTGAACGGAGAGAAAAGTTGGATTATTGTTAGAGAAGATATAACCGGGAATGCCGTCCTTTATAGTATATCGGATAGTGATAAGGTCTTGACTGGCATAAAAAAGAAGTAGCCCGATAGACCATCACCGTAGAACTACAATCCACGGCTGAATCTATCAGACTACTTTATGTTTTTAGAAGAATGATTTTCAAATAGCCCCCTTGGAACTGCAATCCAAGGACTTGTTTGTAAACCACTTCTTTCTGCAAAAATATAAATTATCTCCTAATTGTCTAACGATTTCGGATTTTTAATTGTCAAAGTCGAGAATAAGCTGTTTCCCGTTGGCCTTCCATTGCTCAAATGAGTAGTCTACCGTCATGTTCATTTGCTTTGTAGCTTTGGCTAGTTTGTTCTTCGCTTCATGGAACTCCTTTTTGAGGATTTGGATACGGGCCCAGTCTTCTGCTTGTCGTTTCTGCTTTTGATTGACGAAGCTGGCGTAAGAGGCGAAATGATCATACAATGTATCGTAACACTGCATTTTGTATTTAATGACGGAAGGTCTTACTTCTTCATCAACTCGATTAGTATCAATTGAAAATAACCATCCAAAAACGTATCGGATAGGAATGCAGTTCACGTTCTTTCCCGTCTGCGGCAACCGAGGTCATGATGACCCCGGTTGAACTTAATATTTCATCACGATCAATTCTATTACGTTGAGCTTTGGCGTCTATGCCAAGAGCATCACAAATAGGTTTGATGGGAACTAGTTGATTAGGATCATTACTAGCCATGATAGCCACATTGTTTACTTTCGCAATCTCTTTTACGTTAAATGATAAATTTTTCATATTTCCGAAAAAAGCGAGGGCAAAGGGGATTCTGTAGTAAAGTGGCAGTTTACAGAATACACCCAATGCCCTCTAAATTTCCTATTGACGCAACTGCCACGTAACGTCTTTCTGAGATAATATATAAATCAGAAAAACTTTTTCTGGAAGCAGATGGCGATACCTTCTATACTTTCGCTTTTTGCGTCTGCAATTTCGAATTTAATTTCTCAGCTTCCTTTTGCATATTTTCGGAAGCATGTTTGATGTAGTATAGCATTCCTTCGGTTCTTCCGATTTCTCGGCCGGTATTGAATGCGGCTTGTAGTTCAGGAGTGGAGTACTTACCCATTTCGGAGGGTTTGGCCGTTGGTTGTTGGGTACTATTATTTCCCGACAAACAATTTTCTCTGAGTTTGGACATGATTGAATATTGTTTGTTGTAAGTGGATAGACAAAAGAACGGTTTCGCCTGTCCCTTTGTCCTACACCTCAGATGGCAGTTATGGCCATTAAGCCATATCAAGGGGGTACGAAACCGTTATGTTATATGTTCATGTATGGGTACAAGAGTACCAATACAAAAATATGTTCAGCGGTTACCCGCCATCTGAGAATTTAGGACACCACAAAGATGAACACTTATTCTGAATCCTGCAAGAAAAAACTTTCCCTCCCTTATATTTTAAACAGAAAACTCTTATGACAATTTTAGATTTAATCAAGGCGGCATGTAAGACGAAAGGCGTGCCAGAGAAGTATGCGGAACGTATTCAGAAGACGTTCAAAATCGAAAAAGCTGAAGGAATGGAGGCTTTTGTGGACCTGTTCAAAGAAAATATCCTTCCAGCTATCCAGGAAGCGGAGAATGAAGCTAAGACTACGGCTGAAACGGCTGCGGTCGCTGCATACGAAGCAAAACATGGATTAAAAGACGGTAAACAGGTGGAAGATCCGGATAAGAATAAGAAAACGGAAGAAGAGCTGTTGAAGGATCTTAGTCCGGAAGTAAAAGCTTATTTGGAAAGCATGAAAAAGAGTGTCGATGATATGGCTAAAAAGGTGGGTGATTCCATTACCAACTCGGCAAACGAAGCCAAAAAAGAAACAGTTCGGAAGCAGTTGAAGGATGCCGGTCTTCCGGATAGCTGGCTGGGACGTGTGGATTTGGCTTCTGAAACGTCTATCGAGGATCAGATCAAGACACTATCCGAAGAATATACCGGAATCCAGCAAAAGGCGATCGATGATGCTGTGGCTCGTGGTGATTACGCTCCCGGTTCCGTAAATCTTCAAGACCGTTCCGAAGCGGATTGGGCGAAGCTGATGGATCAGGACGTCGATAATAGTGCAAATAATCCCGGTGTGGTAAACCTGGGTATTGAATAATCCAAGTAAAGTGTAACGTTATGTACAGAAAAAGAGAAAGAGAATTCCAGTATCCTCCCGGAATTGAAAAGATTATTGAGGATGTGATCGGTGGCGGGACGATTGACCGCAGAGACTTGCAGAACGCTTTGTTCAATGGCAAGGCGTTGGACGAACTGCCTCCGATTGTAATTGTAGTAAAAGATCCGGAAACAGGGCTGTATCATGTATTGAAGACGGCTACGGTTTCGGAAGCTGCTGCTGCCGATGCGACAGCGTATAAGGTGGCCAAGAACCATCTGTTAGGTGTGGGTGACTTCGTGACGGTTGGTGGAGCGTTGACAGGCGCATCCGATAAGATCACAGCTATCGATAAGAGTAATGCGGATTTCGATACGATTACGCTGGCAGCAACGATTGGGGCTGCTGCAAAAGGTTTGGTATTGGTTCAGGCTAAAGACAAGCAGGCTGCGAAAGCCGCCAAGTTGCTTTATGATGGCGAATTGGTCGTCACAATGAATAAAGTCGACTTGACTGTAGCCAACCAGCAGTCCGGGTTATTGGTAAGAGGTACGGTAAACGAATCCTGTATGCCGTTCCCGGTAGATAAGGACTTAAAGGCATTAATGTCGTTTATCCGTTTTGTGTAATCCATTAAAATCTGATATATGGAAAGAAGTTTAATTAAACAGGTGAATAAAAAGAACATGGCGGCTCGTTTGAATACCCGCCATGTGAAACCAGTCGTTTTCCCGAACTTCTTCGGGGTGAAAAGAAAGACTTCGTTGAAGTGGGAGACACTGACCGGTGAGAAGGGTGCTCCGGTAATGGCAGATGTGATCTCTTTTGACGCTTCCGCTCCGCAGAAGACGCGCGAGGTAATCAGCAAGTTGTCCGGTGATATTCCAAAGACAGCCGTTAAGCGTGGTATGAACGAAAGTGATTACAACGAGTACAAACAGTTGGAACGTGACGCACAGGGTGACGCAGACCAATTGGCATTGCTGAACCTGGCTTTCAAGGATCAGGATTTCGTGTATAACTCCGTCCGTGCCCGTTTCGAATGGTGGTGTATGCAGCTCATGAGCCGTGCGGGTTTCCATTTGTCGGCAAAGAATAATGGCGGTGTCGTTACGGCTGAGTTTGTTGGTTGCGGTATGCCGAAGAAGAACCAGCGTAAATCTTCTGTAGATTGGAGCAACGCTTCAACGGCTAACGGCTTGCAGGATATCGAAGATACGGTTGTTGCTGCTTATGCCGAGGGAGTAACGATTCGCTATGTAGTGATGCACGTGGCTGACTTCTCTTTGTTGAAGAAGCAGAAATCAACATTCGACACATTGAAGGCATGGGTTAATTCGTCTTCAAAAATATTGGTGACGAAAAATCTTATCAACGAGTATCTGGCCGAACAGGAAATCCCGGTGAAGATCATTACTGTGAATCCGTCTGTCCGTATCGAGGACAAGGCTCATCGTCGTAAGACGATCAATCCGTGGGAGCGTAAACGTGTATGTTTCTTGGAGGATTTGAAGGTTGGTGATATCCAACACGGACCGATTGCAGCCGAATCTTCC